CCCAACAACAACACGCATGGACACATAATGAGAACCATTCCCACTAGGCAGGGTCAGCGGAATGGCACCTAGTTTGTGGAATTGACACCTATATGGGGGGTGGGGTGTTGGTTGTTGTGTTTGGGGGTGGCTTGGCTGGTGTTGTGGTGTGGTTTAGCCGAAGGTGGGTGCGGGTTGTGTTAGGAACTGGGGGTCTGCCGAGGCTGGTACTGGTGTATATATGTATTATGTGCGAGGTATGGTTTCACTCTTTTGGTGTGTTGGGGTTTTTGTGGTCACTGTGTGTGGGGGGTGACTACTCTGGGTGGTGTTAAACGGTTGGAAGACCACCTGCTTAAGTTGGCAGGGAAAGAAAAAAAGAAATCCACCGACTTGGAAGTTGGACCTAGACTTTGTGACTGCTTCTTTGCAAACAACCGCTGGCGTAGCCAAGGGCGTTAGCCGCTTTAGCGGAACAGGATTACTAGCAGTCTGGGTTTAGCCTCCCCCACGGTTTAGGTATCAAACTGATACCAAGGTCGCCGTAGCCAAATTCTTTTAGCCGACACCTGAAAGGTTGAACATATGTCGTTGTTCACGCTGCTTGTTTCTCTTACACAACAAAACAAGAGTTACATAACGGTCTTGTCTGATTGCAGGAAACATCTACCCCAGTTACCTGGTGTGAAATGCCCCGTACCATGCAAACGGTATACAGCCATGATTGGTATTTCCCCCCCTGCAACAAAAGCAATATGACACAGGGGGGTAAACCCAATAATTACCTCACGGTTCAAAGGTGAAGTAACTATGTGGAACGAAGCATAGCAGGTGGTGTTAATGTTTCCAACATGAAACAAAAACCTGTTTGGGAAAAAGAAAACCCTAAAAAGAAATCTACTCCTCTCACCTCCTCTCAAAAGACAGCAGCGAAAGCACGGGCTAAGAAGGCGGGTCGTCCGTACCCAAATCTTGTTGATAACATGGCTGCATCCCGAACGAAAAAAGGAAAGTAACATGCCACAGGTAGGAAAAAAGAAGTTCCCATACACAGACGCTGGAATGAAAGACGCTAAAGTAGCGGCTAAGAAGTCTGGCAAAAAAATGGTGATGGCTCCTAAAAAGAAAAAGTAATGGCAGCAAAGAAGGACCCACGACTGGAACGGGCTGGGGTGTCTGGGTTTAACCAACCAAAGGCAACTCCTAAGCATCCAACTAAATCTCATGTTGTTGTAGCCAAAGTCGGTAGCGAAGTGAAACTAATCCGCTTCGGTCAACAGGGTGTGTCTGGTTCCCCTGACGGGTCTGCTCGTAATAAAGCGTTCAAAGACCGTCATGCTTCTAACATTGCTAAAGGAAAAATGTCTGCTGCGTATTGGGCTAACAAAGTTAAGTGGTAGAATAAAACCCGATGGGAACTAAACGAACAGTTTCCCCCGCTGACCAAGCAAAATTTTTTGCAGCAATTACAGCAGGGCAAACAATCACACAAGCGTCCCGTACTGCTGGCATCCATGTCAACACAGGTTCCAAATGGTTAGCAAAAGCCAGAGCCGCAGAAGCAGTCCGTAAAGAAGCAACCGCTAAAGCATCTAAGGTTCAACGCAACGAGGGTGGTAGCCAGCGTGATGATTACAACGCTTTCATGGATGCTATTGATTTACCATCTGCTGTCCCTGACGACAAACTATGTGATGAAGCCCGCCGAGGTAAAGAAGACTTTGCTTTCTTCCGTGAGTATTACCTAGGACGGGTACCTTCCCCTTGGCAGGTTGAAGCCGCTGTGACTCTTGTAAAACTGTTGGAGTCCGAAGAAAAAGAATTTGTAGTAGTGAATGTCCCCCCAGGTGCAGGTAAGTCAACCCTGTTCCACGATGTTGCGGTGTGGGCAATTATTCGTAACCGACGGGTGCGTGTCATGATTGGTTCTGTATCTCAGAACATGGCAAAGATGTATTCACGCCGTATCCGTGAAACCCTAGAACGAGTACAACCAATTGAACCAGACCCAGGTATGGTACAAAAAGGATTAGCAATAAATGCTGGAGGGTGTTTAACAATTGATTATGGAAGATTCAAACCAACCGATAAAGGTGCCCTATGGCGGGCAGAAGAATTTGTCGTGGAGCAACTTGACGGAAACGGCTTGGACAACAAAGAGCCAACTGTCCGTGCCTACGGAATTGAAGCCGAGTTCATTGGGCACCGAGCCGATTTATGTCTCTTTGACGATGTTGCCTCACCTGACAATGCACGAGAAAGCGTGGCTAGGGACAAACTTCTGGAAAGATGGGACGGAGTGGCAGAAGCCCGTTGCGACCCAGGCGGGTTGCTGGCTGTTGTCGGGCAGAGACTCGGTTCGGGGGACCTTTACGCTCATTGTCTCTCCAAAGAGACCTACGATATTGAAGAAGATATCAATTACGATGGGTCAGATGTCATTACCCCTGAAGATGTATCTGAAGGTGTACCAGTACGGCAAAAAAAATACCGCCACATCATCTACAAAGCCTATTATGAGGAACTTGATACGGGTAAAGAATCTCGTTCTTTCAAATCTGAGCCGTATCCTAACGGACCGCTACTAGAACCCAAGCGTCTACCCTGGAAAGACCTATCTTTTATTAGATACAACAAACCAGATGTATTCAAAGTTGTATACCAACAAGAAGACCTAGACCTGGACTCCAAACTGGTACAACGCACCTGGATAACAGGTGGCATAGGGCTAGATGGGGTGGACTACCCAGGCTGTATAGATGGTGACCGCCAACCAGGGTACATACCTGAAGGTTTAGCCCACCCGTGGGTATCTATCGTTGCTGTAGACCCCTCACCTACCATGTTTTGGGCGTTTGTGTGGATTATCTACCAGCCAAATACGAACCTTTACCATGTTGTAGATATTGAACGAGTCAAACTATCTGCTGAAGAAGTCCTTGGTTATGACACCATGACTGGCGAATACTCAGGGCTGATGGACAGGATGCAGGAACGCTCATACCAAATGGGCTACCCAATATCGCATTGGATTGTAGAAATCAACGCAGCCCAACGCTTCCTTCTAGCCCACGACTTTGTACGCAAATGGCAAGCCCTACACCGTGTCAATGTGGTTCCTCACACCACAAGCCGAAACAAACTAGATGAATCACTAGGTGTGGAATCGCTACTGCCGCCAGTTATCAGGTCGGGAGCCTTACGCCTACCTTCTATGAAGGGCAACTGGAAGACTCTTGCCGCTTCAGACGAGTTAACTAAATGGTCTAGAGATAAGAAACATGGCACCGACATTGTGATGGCTTTATGGATGGCTCTACTTAACTTGCCGAACCTAACCGAATCCAAACCACCACCCCGCCAATGGCGACCATCCTGGCTTAAGTAAGGCTAATATGTTATCGTTGCATTGTTTGAGTACACTAAAGGTCACGCATGAAATCAGTTGAAGAAATAGTTGACCTTTACCGCCAGCGTGTTACAGCCCAAGGTCCTATCCTTTCACAAATGCGCCAAGTACGCCAACTTGCTAACGGCGATGTAGTTGTTCCACTAAACGAATTAGACCGCAATACTAAATCTTCTGTTGCAAACCTACTGGTACAGGGGCTTGACCAGATGAGTATGCGTGTATCAAGCACCATGCCAGTGCCTTATTTTCCTGCTTTGCGTGAAGGTTCAGACCGTTCAATGCAGATGGCTCGTGACCGTAAGCGTGCAATGCTTTCTATCTGGGACCAGAACCGCATGAATATGAAGATGCGTCGCCGTGCACGACACTTACTTGCATACAGCAACTCACCTATCTACATCAAACCTAACTTTGATAAGCGAATCCCAGAGTGGCAGTTACGCAACCCACTAGATACCTTCCCTGCACCAGTTTCAGACATTGACAACCCAGTCCCAGACAATGTTATTTTCTCTTATAGCCGTACATACGCATGGCTAACCCAAAACTTTGGTCCAATGATTAACGGCACACTGCGTGTAGGGCAACCACAACCAGATGACATGTTCACTGTATTGGAATATGTATGCGAAACAGAAGTAGTTACCCTTGTTATGGGCTACGAAAAAGAGCGTGACCCTATCAGTGGCAGTGCCTACTTTGGTTCCCCATCGGTAGAACTATCCCGTGTAAGCAACCGCACAGGGATGCCACTCGTTATTGTTCCTCAACGCATCACCCTTGACAAACCACACGGACAGTTTGACGGTCTACTTGGTATGTACTACACCCGTGCAAGATTGCAAGCACTCACTGAAATCGCTATTGAGCGTGGCATCTTCCCAGATGAATACCTTGTAGCACGACCAGGAGAGAACCCAGAGATTATTCAAATCGCTGACGGCAAAACAGGGCAGTTAGGTGTTGTTAAAGGTGGAGATATCCAGATACAACAGTCCAATCCTGGGTATAAAACAGACACAGCACTAGACCGTTTAGAGCGTCAAGAGCGTCTTGAAGGTGCAATCCCAGCAGAGTTCGGTGGAGAATCAGGAACCAACATCCGTACAGGTCGCCGTGGTGACAGTGTGTTGGCAGCAACCGTGGACTTCCGAGTACAAGAAGCACAAGAAATCTTTGCATCATCCATGATTGAAGAAGACAAAGTAGCCATCGCTATTGAAAAAGCCTATTGGGGTGCCAATTCTAAATCATTCTTCATGCCAGGTATGGGTGGTGGAATCAAAGATTACACACCAAACAAACTATGGGAAACAGACTTCCATTATGTTGCGTATTCTGCCGCAGGTTCAGATGTCAACAGTCTTATTGTTGGTCTTGGTCAGCGTCTTGGTACAGGGCTTATGTCTAAAGAATCAGCCCGTGAAGCAGACCCTCTCATCTCAGACCCAGAACTAGAGAAGGACCGTCTTGTTTCTGAAGGTATTGAAGCAGCATTGTTGTCTTCTATCCAGACACAAGCAGCAGACCCTAACGGTCCATACCAACCAGATGACCTTGCATACATTGCATCACAAGTACAATCAAACAAGATGAACTTGTCACAAGCAATCATGGCTGCACAGAAGCGTGCACAAGCACGACAGGCTGAACAAGCACCAGTGGGTTCACCTGAAACAATGCCAGGATTGGCTATGCCAGGTATGGGTGCTGAACAACCTATTGGTGGCGGTGGACCAGCATCATTGGATTCACTTCTTGGTGGTCTTGGTGGAGCACCAGCAGGAGCAGAAGCACAGCCAGGTTCTCCAGGTGGTGTCTTAAGTCTTGCTAGTCAACTCGGAGGAGCATAATGGCTGAATACCCAAACCGTTCTGACCTGCGTAACCCCGCAGGAAAAATTGCTGCAAAGGCTGCAACAGGTCAAACATACGGTGAAGCAGGGAAACAAATGGCTGCACAACAAGTAGTACCTATGGGTGCATCACCAATGTCTGCACCTCAACCAACGCAACCAGTGAATCGTCCTGTTGCTGGACAAGTTGTTGACATGATGGCACCAACTCAACGCCCTCAAGACATGATGGCTCCTATCATGAACAACAGACCATCAATTCTTCCTATGTCTAACCCTGTTCTTGAAGAACTTGAGACCTTGTATCGCATGTATCCAAACGATGACCTTGAAAGTTTGTTGTCTGCAATCAAGTACAATGGTTTGTAATGCAACCTGCTGAAAACGAAGATGCTATATGGGCAACAATCGCCGCAGAAAACGAACGCCGTCGCCAGATGGCTATTACGGGCACTCCAGAACAGGCTCTCCGTGTAGGTCAACTACATAACCAGTTCCCATCTTTAGCCCCAGGTGTAAAACTTGCTGCCGCTAAAGCGAACCTGACTGATGAACAAGTTAAACAGATTGCTTTAACAGCCACCCCTTTGGATTTAGAACCTAAAGCACCAAAGAAAAAATCCTGGATTGACCGCAATGTCACCGATAAAATTAAAACCGCTTCCCGTTATGGAATGGCTGGTTTAGAGTTCATACCTCAAACGGTTGTTGGTGCCGCAGCACAAATTGCTGACGAAGGTGGAGATATCGGTGGTTGGTTTATATCAACAGACCTAGGTTCCCTTATCGCCAACGACGAAGAGGCTGGTGACGGTTTTTTTATTGGTGGCAAAGCAAAAGAACTTCAATCGGCTCGTGCACGAAGATACCGTGGCACAATCAACGGCGAAGCATTTACTATTGGTCGTGGATTAGCCTCAACTTTTCTTGAAGAAGACACAAACGCATACCGTTTACTATCTGGTGCTGTTGATGCAGCAGTTGCTATTGCAATCCCTTCTATCCCATTAGTAGGCGCAGTAGGTAAAGCAGCACGGGGTGTTGAAGAAGGTGCCGACATCTCCAAAGGTTTTGGACTTGTAGGTAAAGGTTTATCTGCCGTAAGTCAAACCGATACAGGTGCCGATGTTCTTTCCAGGGTCGGTGCAGCATCCCGTGCTGTAGGCAAGGGCAGCAAAGAAGTAATGACTACTTCCGCTGACGCAACAGAACGAGCAGCCATGCGAGCCAATGTAGGAATTGTTGGCAACAGTATTGACCTTGAAGCAAGCAACAGATTTTTTACAACAGGCTTTGGTCGGCGCATCATTGAACGCACCGCAGCAACAAATGACTTTGCCGAGACACGCAAACTGTGGGGTGGCAAGTTAGACCCTGCAACAACCATGAGACTTGCTGCTGCCAAGACAGAAGAAGAAGTCATGGCAGGGATTCTTGATGTTTTAGGTACACAAGTTTCTAATATCTCAGGAGTTGGTGGTGGACGCAGAGCCTATATGTCTCTTGCCCAACGCAATGAACTTATTGGGCTTGCCCCGTTTGGTGAAGGCATATCACGCTCGTTTGCAAAAATGCCGTCACACAACATCAACCTGTTCCAGGCTGAAACACCCCGTGACCAAATTCGTCAACTTGACACGGTTGAAAGAACATTAAAACTATTCAAGGCTGCGCCTTATAGACAAACCGAACTTATGAACCGTGCAGGTGAACTTCTACTTTCTAAAGACACAAAAAAAATTGCAGACTTTTACGACGAGATGCTTTTTGAAGCAAAAGAATCAATGAAGCGTTTTGGTACAGCACCAGAATTAGTTGATGAACTCTATAAAGTACACGGCGATTATGTGCAAGGTGCTAAAGCCAACACACTCAACACGCTTGGCGGTAAAAGCGACGACGGTCTTTACCGTTTGCTACATGATTTGCCACCCGACACCGATGCACGAATATATCTTGGAGGAACTTTAACTTCCGAATTTGGCAAACACGAATTTATTATTCCAGACCCTAAACAAGTTCGTCGTTTAACAAACAACTTCAACTGGCTATGGGTAAAGAAAGACGCAAACATTGAGAACCTTCAGAAGGCTGGAGATTTACGCTTCCCTTTTGCAGCAGCAGAATTTTTCCAAGAACAAGTATGGCGCAAATACATTACTGCGACAATTGGAAACTTTGTACGCAACACTGTTGACTCTCAAATTTCCCTTGCACTTTCAGGAAAAACGGGAACAAGTGCTTTTTACCATCCGTTTCACTGGATGTCTTATGTAAAGCATCAAGTAGGTCAAGAAACTTTGACAGGTAAAAGTTGGAAAATCCCTGGTTCAGTAGAAAACCTTGATGAATCATTAGTGGATTACCGTCAGGCTTTAGGTTCTCAAGTTTCTGCATACTATAAAGACCCTATGGTTGCCCGTCAAAGAGCAACCAAGACTGGACAGTTTGCACCATACGAACGCCGCCTTGACCTAGTAGACCCTGCCGTTGCAAGAGCACACGGTGACGAGATTGGCAAACTTAATGCTGATTGGGCTACACGAAGAATGGCAGAAGGAAAAAGCATTAAAGACCTTCTTTATTTAATTGAAATTGGCAACAAAGATGCAATCGTTTGGTTTAATCGGGTTACAAACGAATTTAAAAACGGTAAAGAAATATGGGACCCTAGACTCCAAAGACATTTCTTTGAAAAAATTGACATGAAAGTCCCACAAAACTTAAACCGTCTACTTGAAGCAAACGCTTCTCGCCTCCAAAAAATAACTGGAAACCACCCTGAACTTTTGGATATTGTCGCACAAGGTCGTATAACCAAGCGTGCTGAATTAGTTAAAAGAGGTGACAAAATTGAAGGCGACCTTAAAGTTGGTGGTCGTGTTGAAGTAACTCAAAATGTAATGGTTTTTGGCAAAATAGAAAAACAAACATATTTAGGAAGAGTTGTTAGCAGAGAAAAAAATGCTGGTGGTACAGAATACTATGTAGAACCTTTTGCTTTTGATGGTGCTGGCAGTGGTAGTGCCAAACTTGAGTCAGTCCTAAGAGATAAAAAGATTTATATGGACCCCCGCATGCCACGGTATGTTGTAGGAGAAATCCGTGACCCTGAAAAACTTTCTAAAGAATCTATTGGTAAAGCAATGGACATCATGGTTGACAAGTTCCACTCAACTCTATATACAAAACCAATTGGTGTGCTTGAACGCTCGCCAGCGTTTAGAGAGTTTTACTATGAGCGCATAGAAAAACTTGCTCAATCACTTGATGAAGTATCTCTAAACAAAATCATTGACGACCTTACAGAGCGTGCCGCTTTAGAAGAAGTTTCCCCAGAAAATTATTTGACACCTAAAGTGTGGAACAAACTTCAAGACCTTAAAGCAAACCCAGATAAACTATATGGCACATTAAACGCCAAAGAAGTATCAAGTTGGGCATCGGCTGCTGCAATTGATGAATACAAAAAAACTTTCTACAACGCTGTTGAACGCCGAAACGGTACAGATGTGATGCGTCTTATCTCTCCGTTCGCCCAACAACAGGCTGAGTTTTTTGGTCGCATGTCTCGGTTCTTCACGGTTCCAGTAGCGGGCGGTTCTCTTGGTTATCTTCCGAACCCAGACAACTTCCGTAAATTACAGTTCGCTGTTGAGAACGGGCGTGAGGCAGACCCAGACGGCGATGGTCGTGGCATCTTCTATAAAGACCCAAGCACAGGTCAATACACCATGTCTATCCCTCTTACGGGTTACCTAACCAAATTGGCTACAGGAATAAATGCTGACTTAAGTTTTACTGTTAAAGGTTTGTCGCCTGGTTTTGATTACCGCCCAGGCTTGGGACCAGTCATGACAATGGCAACCAGTGCTATTTTGAAATATGTTCCAGAGCAAGACTTTATTCGTAAAACACTTTTGCCTTATGGAGAAAGAACTGACCTGTCTCAAGCCTTTGTTCCGTCATGGGTAACAAAAATATATGAAGGAGTTACTGGCAAATCAGATGGTCGTTTCTTTGCCAATACCTATGCCGAGACGATGCAGGCTTTGGCTGCTAGTGGCAAGTATGACTTATCTAATGTCAACGACAAAGACCGTTTGTTGGAAGACGCAAAAGACAAAGCACGAATCTTCTCTATCCTTCGTGGCATAACGCAATTCACTGGTCCAGCATCAGGAGATTTTGACATTAGCGTTTTAACAAAAGAAGGAGATGCCCACACCGTTGGGTTAGCAACAGCACTCCAAGCACTACGACTCAACAACCCCGACACTGCCGCTTTGCGATTCATTGAAATCTTTGGTGAAAACGCTTTCATCTATTTGTCAAACAAAACAACAACCGAGATGGGTGGTATTGGGGCATCAAAAGAATATGGAAATTTTGAAAGAGACAACCAAGTCTTAATCCGCAAATACAAAGAGATTGCTGGATTCTTTGGTCCTTCAGGAACAGACTTTGACTTTGAGGTTTACACCCGACAGTTACAAAAAGGCGACCGCAAGAGACTTTCCCCAGATGAAATGATTGATGCTTCCGAGAAGGCAATCGGCATGGCTTTCTATAGGGACATGAAAGAGGAGTTTGGTCCGAAGACGAACCAAGCCCAACGGGACTATCTTGCCAATTACAAACTGGCAATCATTGCTAAGTACCCTGGCTTCGGCAAGATGAACCTTGACCCAGGCAAAACTTCTCGTGACATCACCTCTTTGTTTGAGGCTGCAAAAACTGATGGTCTACAGAACAACGATGTCGCAACGGCTGTTAACTACTACGAGGAGATTCGTAGCCAGGTATTGCAAGAAGCAAACAGGCGTGGCTTTGATTCCCTTAATCATATTGAACTTGGTGACCTTCACGAATACCTTTATTCTTACGCCAGCACACTCACCGAACAGACCCCCGACTTCGGTAAGGTATATGACAGACTACTTTCACAGGAGATGGAATAATGGTAACACCTAAACAAACCCCTACAACTGGGACAACTATCCCTGTCAAGCCTGCTGTTGACTCTAAGACCTACCTAGAACAAAACCCCATCATCTCGGGCGGTGGATTTGCAACAAACTCAAACACTGGAGTATCCGAAAACTTTATTCCTAAAGGTGCTACCGCTTCTGGTATTACTGATAACGGGGCAACAACCGCTTTCTACAACCTAAACACATACCCTCGTGAACTCCTTGCTGGTTATGGGACAGATGAAGTTGCAAGAAAAACTTTTCTTAAAACTCTTTACGAGCGTGGATGGTATGACGGCAACGATAAACCTGGCGGTGGTTTATCTGATGAAGACGAAAAAGCAGTTTACCGACTTATGTATGCTTCAAACTTGACAGGCATGCCTTGGAATAAAGTTCTTACTTCAGTTAGCCAGTCACCATTTGCAAGCGCATCAGGAGGGAGAGGGGCAGGTTTCAGACCATCATCTACTGAAGACCTTGTTGAGGTGGCAAACCGTACCGCACTGTCAACCATTGGACGCAAATTATCCGCTGAAGAAACATCCAAGTTCGCACGGTCTTACCAAGCATCCCAACAGTCCGAAGCATCTGGTGGCATGTCTGCCCCAAGCACTGAAGTATTTTTCAAGAACCGTATTGAACAAAAGTACGGTGCCGAATCTGATGGATACAAATATCTATCCGCTATCAGCAATGTAGCAAAACTTATGGAGAACATGTAATGGTTGCCAAAAAGAAACAACAAACTGGTCCTCTTGCACCGCTTGGCTCTCCAGGTTCAACTGTCCCTAAAACAACTACAACAACCACCACGCCTCCTATGCCAGTCACAGGAGAGAGAATAAAAGTCATTGCTGACTGGGTACAAAATCGTGCTGCAACATATGTTGCTATTGGTTTAACCCCTGCCGCCGCAGATAAAAAAGCATTGGCAGATTCAAAGATGATAGATGTTGGCACCGCCGATGCCCCCGACCCATTTGATGTAATGCCATCCGTAAACCTAGAAGCACCAGGGGCAGCAAAGAAACAACTTGCTGCTTTTGGCAAAGCAAAGTTGGACCCTAGAACAAACAGGTGGAAGGTCCCTGGTTATGGTTTGTATAGCGAACAGGATTATTCCAACACTTTGGCAGCCCTTAAAACAAACGCTGCTAAGGATACAGGAACCATTGTAAGTAACACTTCCAAAACTAAAACCAACACAACAACTAAAAAAACTACCCAAAAAATTGTTGACAAAACTGCTTCGGATAAATGGAAAAAAATTATCCAAGAAGAATTTGGTTCTTTGTGGGATGTTTACAACAGCGACCTTGAAGTTAAAAAAGTTATTGATGATGCTGTCAAGGGTGGCTACCAAGACGACGAAGTAAAGATGAACGCAAAACTTCAAAACACATCTTGGTATCGGACGACCCAGAAATCTGCACGAGAATGGACCGTCCAACAATCAACCGACCCCGCCACAGCAGAAGCCAGAATTGTTGCTTCCATTGAAGAAATCAGAACCAATGCAAGTAGCCAAGGTTTCACTCTTAACGATGTATCTTTGCGTAAACTTGCTACTGACTCAATCAAATTTGGTTGGGATTCCCAGCAGAAGTTAAACGCTTTAGGTTCAGAGCAGGTAGCCAATGCCCAACTTGGTGGTGCACAAGGTATGGCTGACTTAAGACAGTCATCTGTAGGGCGTAACCTCCGTGCTAAAGCAGCGGCATTTTTCCAGAAACCATCAGAAGAAATGATTAGCAGTTTTACACAGCAAATTCTTCTTGGGCAAAAGAGCGAGGTGCAGTTTGAAGAAGCAATGCGTGACTCTGCCCGTACCCAGTTCCGTTCTTTGCAGCCAGCCCTTGACAAAGGTCAGGATGTTGACACTGCCATGTATGCCTACAAGCAACAGGCTGAGTCAATCCTTGGTTCGTCTATTGACTCAACTCAGATTGACTGGACTCAGGACAAATGGAATAAGGCTTTGAATTTCCAGGATGCAAAAACTGGTGAATATCGTCAGATGGATTTGTGGGAATGGAATAAATATCTGCGCACCCTCCCTGAGTGGCAGAATACAAATGAAGCAAAATCGGCGTATGGTGACTTAGCCATATCGTTGGCTCGTGGATTTGGAAAGACGGCGTAATGTCAGCAAGAGATGATGCAATTGATTTCCTTCGGCAGTTTGGGTTGGACTCTTTGATTTCCAATCTTGATGTTGCTTTGCAGGATGACCCAACTATTTTTAGTGGTCAGTATGGTCAGGAGAGGATGTTCCGTGCTATCAACACCACCGAGTTATACAAGAAGCGGTTTGCGGGTATGGCTTTGCGGGAGAAAAACGGTTACAAACCTATTAGCGAGTCTGACTATATTGCTATTGAAAAAGAGTTTGACCAGACCCTTCGTGTCAACGGCATGCCTAAAGGGTTTTACGATAAGCAAGAAGACTTTGCATCATTTATTGGCAACGATGTCCGTGCAGACGAACTCAACACCCGTATCCAGCAAGGATACAAAGCAGTATATGAAACCGAACCAGGCACCAAGGAAGAACTAAAGCGTCTATACGGTCTTCAAGATAACGACATCGCAGCGTTCCTTATTGACCCAACCAGGTTCAAACAGTCAGAGGCTGTTACCAAGGCTGAGGCTGCAAGGCGAGCCAACGCTGCCCGTGAGCAAGGACTCCAAATCACTGCTGCCCAATCAGAAGAACTGGTCAACCGTGGCGTTGGTCAAGCAACAGCACAACAAGGTTTCCAGGCGTTAGCACAAACCCAAGAACTATTTGGTACAACCACCGCTGAAGCAGCATCAGGTGAACAAGCCATCACCCAGCAAGAACAAATTGCTGGTGTCTTTGGAACCAACGCTGAAGCCCGCAAAAAAATTGAAGCCCGCAGACAAAAACGCACCGCACAATTTCAACAAGGTGGTTCACTCCTTGCCAGTCAAACAGGCAACATAGGTTTAGGCACAGTAGGGCAGTAGCACAGTACAAAACATTGTGCTAACTTAAGTCTTGACCCCGATGGGGAGACATTGCTAACAGCCCCCCTAGTTAGCGATTGTAAAACGGGGTGTAAATATGTAGCCATCACAGCCCTCCGTTGTGATGTGGACTTAAGGAGAGTGCCATATGTCAAACTTTGAAGATGATTTCAACGAAGACGAC